GGATGACCGTATTGATGAAGCGCTTCAATACTTTGCCCAGTATCATTATGATGGTATTGAGAAGATGTATCTTAAACATTTAATTACAACTGCTGATGTCGCTCGTGGGATTGCAAATACAACCACTACTTCGGCAGATACCGTAGATAGTTCTGTTACAGGAAGTTTCCTAGAGGGCAATAATTATATTCCAATGCCTTCTGCTGTCGTGTCTGTAATACAGGTCTGGCCATTCACGGGTACGGGTGGCGGTAGTAACATGTTTGACATTCGTTATCAGTTGCGCCTTAATGACCTGTATGACCTGTCCTCTACCTCTGTCATTCAGTATCAGATGGCGATGGATAACCTAGACCTTCTAGAACACATTCTCGTTGGAGAAACACCAATTAGATTTAACCAACACCAGAATCGTCTTTACATTGACGGAGATTGGACGAATGACTTTGTTGCTGATGTAGACTACATCATTATAGAATGTTATCGTAAAATAGACCCAACAACATACACAGATATCTATGATGATATCTTCCTCAAGAGATATGCTACCGCTTTGATTAAACAACAGTGGGGTGCAAACCTATCCAAGTTCAGTGGTGTTGCTATGCTTGGTGGTGTCACTATGAATGGCGAGGCTATCTATTCACAGGCACAGGAAGAGATTAATAAGTTGGAAGAACAAATTCAACTTACCTTTGAGTTACCTGTTAATTATATGATAGGATAATTAATGGCGGTTAATAAACATTTTCATACAAGTGGTGTAGCTGCAATTGCAACTGAACAATCTTTATATGCTGATTTAGTTTCAGAAGCTATTCATCATAGAGGACACTCTGTGTATTATCTTGACCGCACACTAGTTGCAGAAGATACAGTTCTTGGTGAAGATTCATTATCTAAATTTAATACACAAGCTTCCATTGAAATGTATATGGAAGACTCTGGTGGTGGTTTTGCCGGACAGCAAGAACTTATGTCCCAGTTTGGTTTGCAGAACCTTAGTGAAGCAACCTTCGTTGTAAGTAAGACAAAGTTTCAAGAAAAAACAAAACAATTACAAATAGAAACGGCAACAGACTCAACATCATCTGGTTCTATCCAATTGGAATCCGGTACGGTATCTGACAGTCAAATATCTTATATTCTAAATGAAACTGCTGCAACTGATGCAGACCGTCCTTTTGAGGGTGATGCGATTTATCACCCAACACTCAAGAAATTATTTGAGATTAACTTTGTGGATCACGATGATCCTTTCCACCAGTTGGACACTAACCCAGTTTACAAGATGCGCTGTCGTCTGTTCGATTATGGTTCAGAAGCTCTTGATACAGGTATCGCTGCGATTGATGCGATTGAAACTGCTCTTTCAACTGCAAGTTCTGATTATCAACTGACACTTGAACAGGCAACAGGAACTACCATTAATCAAGAGATCAGGATTGATCATAATATTAGTGAAAGTGGTCTACTGTTGGATGAGACAGATAGTGATAACATTATCGGTGAAGATGAAACTACACTTGGTGGCGAGAGTATCCTACTTGAAACAGGTGCTGATGAGTACATCATACAGGAAGACTATTATATTGGTGATTATGTGAATGACAAGACCGCACAAAACGAATTGTTTGATACATTAGATGATACAGTACTGGACTTCAGTGAGAAAAATCCATTTGGTGATGCAGGGAGTGTAAACTGATGACTACAGGTCAAATATCTGCAACTGAACAATCACTATACGCCAACTTGGTTGTAGAAGCAATTCAAATTCATGGCCATGATGTATATTATCTTGACCGCACACTTGTTGCAGAGGACACTGTTCTTGGTGAAGACTCTCTGTCCAAGTTCAACACCCAATCTCTTATAGAAATGTATATGGAAGACTCTGGTGGCGGATATGCTGGAGAACAAGAACTGATGTCTCAGTTTGGTTTGCAGAACCTAAGTGAAGCAACCTTCGTTGTAAGTAAAACACGGTTCCAAGAGAAGACAAAACAATTACAGATTGAAGCAGCAACAGATTCAACATCACCTGGTTCTATTCAATTGGAGTCTGGTACACTCTCGACATCTAAACTAGAGGGCGAGATATTTTATATTCTAAATGAAACTGATGCAACTGATGCAGACCGTCCTTTTGAGGGTGATGCAATTTATCATCCAATACTTAAAAAAATGTTTGAGATTAACTTTGTAGATCATGATGATCCTTTTCATCAGTTAGACAATAATCCAGTTTACAAGATGCGGTGCCGTCTGTTCGATTACGGTTCAGAAGCTCTTGATACTGGTATTGCTGAGATTGATGCGATTGAGGATGCATTGAGTATTGAGAGCTCTCAATATCAGTTTACTTTAGAACAAGAAAGTATAATTGGTGAACCATTTACACTAGATAATGTTTATTTCACCCTTGATATAAATAATGTTACTACCGACAGTACAATACAGAGTGTAGACCCATCGTCTTGGGGAGAAAGTATTATGCTTGAAAATGCAGCAGATAGTGGTGACACTAGTTACTTACTACAAGAAGCTTTTAAAGTTGGAGATTACTCTGTTGACAAGACTGCACAGAATGAGTTATTTGATACATTAGATGATACAGTTCTAGACTTTACGGAATCTAATCCATTTGGTGACCCTACATGATTATAAATAGAAGTAGGAGAATGTAAATTAAATGGCAAAGCAATTACTTGGATTAGGTAGTGCTGCAAATGACGGAACAGGGGATACCCTACGGGCAGCCGCAGATAAAGTTAACGATAACTTCTTAGAGATTTATACTCTAATTGGAGATGCATCGTCTTTGTCTACCGGCATTAGTGCAACTGCAACAGTGGTGACTTTAACTGCTCCAACAATTACAGGAGTAGTTGGTGGAACACAATCATCTGCGACTATCACGACTTTAACGGGAACCACTTTTAATGCAGGAACTCTTGCATTAGCTGCTGGTTCTATTACAGATAGTTCTGGTGCGATTAATTTTGGTAATGAAAATCTAACAACAACAGGCATAGTCACTGCTGCATCATTAGATATATCAGGTAATGTTGACGTTGATGGAACCTTGGAAACCGATGCACTAACGATTGATGGCGTTTCACTGTCAGAAACTATTTCTGATACAGTTGGAGCAATGGTTAGTTCCAACACAGAAACAAATATCACAGTAACATATGACGATTCGGATAACACATTAGATTTCGTTATTGGCACACTCAATCAGGACACAACTGGAAACGCTGCAACTGCTACAGCACTTGAAACTGCCAGAACCATTGGTGGAACTTCATTTGATGGTAGTGCCAATATTGCAGTTGCACTAGCCACACTCGCAACAACGGTTACCATCACAGACAACGAATCTACAAATGAAAGTAATGCTATTATCTTTACTGCTGGTGGAGATGTTGATGGTGGCAATCTTGGACTAGAATCAGATGGAACATTAACATACAACCCAAGCACAGGTAAAATAACTGCTACTGGATTTGTTGGTGCATTAACTGGTAACGTCACTGGTAATACATCTGGTACAGCTGCAACTGTTACTGGTGCAGCTCAAACAAATATTACTTCAGTAGGAACTCTTACTGCACTTCAAGTAGACAACATCAATATCAACGGGAATGCGATAACCAGTACTGCTGGTACAGACTTGACTATAACGCCAGTTGCAGGACAACAGATTGTTCTTGATGGTACGATTGTTATTGATGCCGGTGTTGTCACTGGTGCAACAAGTATTACATCAACTGCATTTGTTGGTGATATAACTGGTGATGTTACAGGTACAGCCGATGTTGCAACAGTTGCTACTACAGTCACAATAACAGATAACGAAAGTACAAATGAAAGTAATGCCCTTATCTTTACTGCTGGTGGTGATGTTGACGGAGGTAATCTTGGACTAGAATCAGATGGTACACTAACATACAATCCTAGTACTGGTAAAGTAACTGCTACAGGATTTGTAGGAACATTAACTGGTAACGTCACTGGTAATACTTCAGGCACTGCTGCAACAGTCACAACAGCTGC